TTATGAATTAAGTATAAAAAATAACTTATCTTTCATTGACTGAAGTCTTCGCTCTACTGTTCTCGTATGATAACATACTTCGCTTGCGACCTCTTCAATCGTTAGCTTGTAAGTGTATCTAAACTTAAGTATCTTCTTATCTCTAACATCTATTAGTCCATGCTCTAATCTATCAACACACTTTATCGCATAATCATCTTTCTCAAAGTCATAGTCAGATAATTTATTTATTATATCATTTTCATTACTATTATTGAAATTACTATTATTAGTTTTCATTTCATCATCTCCAGATAATTTATCTTTCAAATAAATATTAAGTTGTTTCTTTATTTTGGAATAAGCCTCAAGATAATAATCGACATCATTCCTTGTATAATTAAATTTTCTATTCATCATCTCACCTAATTAAATGTGTCGGGAAAGCTAAGGGAAAACCGACGTAAATATTATTCTGAAAGGATCTCTACGCATATTATGAAACAACCTAGCTTTATTATTAATATTATTATATAAGTATTTTAAACGCTTTTAAATAGTTCACGACAACAAATTTTATCAATTACTTTACACATATTCTTTATATCAGCATTTAGTTCAAACAGCCATTCTTTTTTATGATATAAGTTTGACTTGTTCCAATAGAACTCAACTTCATTGTTAACAGTCATATATTTATGTTCGTAGTCTAGCTTATAACCATAATTATATTTAGTACTCAAACGTCTAGCTATTGAGTAGATAATATCTTCGTTGCGTTGTTCTCTCGCTCTTACGTTTATCTTTTCTCCGACAATCACAACTGAGTCTATGAACTTGTCAAGTTTCATATTCAACAGATATTCTATTCGTCTGAAGTAAATCTTTTTAATATGATTACCTTGACGTTTGTTAATTAATCTTCTCACTTGTAACACATTGAATTTATTGCCACCTTTAGTCCTAGTCTCAGAGATAAGTTCTTCTAAGTAGTCTAAGTATCCCATATCAAACTTAACTAACTCAACGTTCTCACTCATTGTGTTTAAGTAACAATAAATATGTCTGTCTAAATTCTTAACACCTAACTCAACTAGCTCGTTATAATCATCAAGTAATAATATATATTTATCTTTCAACATAAGTTTCTTTATATATTCAAAACTCTCAAAGTCATCTGTTGAAAAAGTATATTGTTTATCTAACTCCTCCATAACGGACGGATAGAATTTAATTAAGTTTCTTTTCATCATAACGTCCCCCGTAATATCTGATTAGGAATATTAGAAAGGTTAGTGATACTACACACATTATCCCAATTATTGCTAATACTAATATTTTAATCATTGTCTTTTAACCCTCTACGTTTAATAATCAATGCTAATGCTAACATTCCTGTAATTAACAATGTTAAATCTTTGCTTGTTGATCCTGTTGCAGGTAATGTTTTAGTTGGTTTGTTGATTGGCTTAACTACATTGAGTTTAACTACTTCTTTTTCTTTTGGCTTTTCAATTTCTTTTGGCTGCTCTGGTACTTTAAGTTCTGGTAATTCTAATACTGGTGAAGGTGGCATCATAGGAATATCAGTAATATCAAGATAAGGTTTTTCAACAACCGGAGCTGGTGGCATTAATGGAATATCATCAATGTTAAGTTCTGGCTTCTCGTATTTAGGTGCTTCATTTGGAATCTCAAATACTGGTTTGTTTTCCCCTTCTACGTTTCCTTCACCTCTAGCAATTTGTACTTCTATGTCTTTACTCCAATCCACATTATTGTCAGCTTGGATTCTTAAGTTGTTAGTTGGATTTTTAGATAAATCTTTAACTCTTAAATCATATTCTAAAGATACAATTTCATTTAATGCTAGAAGTTTAATAACGAATCCATTACTATTAAATGTGATGTTTTCTTTAGGGATCTCAGATATTTCAGTCCATGGATTAATAGAAGATACTAACCTAGCTTTTAAGCTTCCTTCAACGTACTCTTGGTTATTATCCCAAGTGTCAGTGATTACGGCATTAGTTAAATTAGCTTTCTTATAGTTGACACGTCCTGCCCAAGAAATGATATTACCTTTTTGAGTACCCCATTTAGTTACTATTTCCTGAGGGTCTGGTACTACATCTTTACCTAGTTCAGTTTTAACAACTGTTCCATTGAAATTTAAGTCGTAAGTTCTAGTTTCAGTTCCACTAACTTTTTCCTTATTCCAGATAGTCATTAATGATAACTGCATAGATTTATTTAATGGACGCTTAGTAAAGTAGTCATTAAATACAGTTGTAACATTATTAGTTTCAACACTAGCAGTTGCCTTACCTACAACATTACCTTCAGTTCCCTTAACGTCAAAGTTATAACTTGTTTGTAGATTTAACTCTTTAGGTAAATTGAACGTAACTTTATCTCCAGAATTGATTTTAAGATTATCATCAAATTTGGTCTTATATTCAACCGTTACAGGTCTGAACCTATCCACACCTGTTGTAACTTTAACTTCTGGCTTATCAACCTTAATCTCTGTTGCTGTTGCATATCCTCCAAAAAATATAATCATAAAAATTGTTGTAATTGTAAATAATATCTTTTTCATTTATTTCTCCTTAACCTTAACTATTATTTTTTCTTTTTGTAGATCCTCTAAAAAATCTGGCACATCTCTTGCGTATGAGTCTTGATATAAAAGACTTAACGCTATAGAAAGTTCCAACATATTTAACTCTATGTAATTATCCTTTTCTGTTCCTTGTATTTCTATCATACTAACACCTCTTTTATTTCATCTCCGAAAAGGTCAATACACTCTTGAGCTAGTTCTCTTGATTTGAAGTAAGGTAGTTTAGAAAATCTATTTGTAGCACAAGTTATTTCGCTTAGTAATTTATTTTGCCCCGACAGATTTCTAAAACAAGTTATATAAGCTTTATTTTGGAAAAAATCTTCCCAATTAGGCTTCCAGTCTCCGTTTTTTTCTTTCGCCCATTGGTGTAGTTTAAATAATAGCTTACGTTCTTTTGCTACCACTCGTGCCTCTTCTTTGTTAGAAAACAAATTACCATATTCAAAACATTTGTATAAATCGTCTATTTCGTCATCAAAAAGGAACACTTCTCCGTCTAAATCTATAAAATATAAAGTTTCATCTTCTCTTGGGTAAGTAAATCTAAACTTTGGATAAGGTGGTTTATTTTCTAGTTTGCTAATAAATTCATCTCTTAATGCTTTTGCTTTCTCGTCGTATTCTTTGATTAATTCTTCTTTATTCATTTTTTAATAACTCCTTATTCTCATATATATTCCCAACAACTTTTAAATCTGTAGACGTCCACTCTTTAACATCATTAATGTTTAAATGCATTACACCATTTACAATTATTTCATTATCCCTATTTATAACCCCTCTCACAGGATCTGGACATAATGTATGCACAAACTCAACAATGTCATTTACATATATGTCTTTGTTATTGACGTCTTTACAGCCTGTGTTCTCCATGAACTCTACTTCATCAAATCCGACATATTCAAAATGTCCGTTTCTGTAACATTTCACTTCGTGTCTAATAAAATAAATCTCATTCACTTCATATACTTTGTTAAACTTCTTCACATAAACTCTCGGTCTTAACATTTTATTTTTCTCCTATGTTTACTAGCACATACCAAACATCTGAATCCCTAACAACTGTGTAACCTATCACACATTCATTGTCATTTAACTCTGGTTGGTCAATGTCGCTGTTGTTAATTAATTCGTTAATATCGTTCTCTATCATTTCTGGTGTTGTTGTTAATTTAATTACTTTTGTTATCATTGTTTGTTCTCCTTTTATTTAAATCTTTTTGCTATTTCTTCAATCACGTTAACTGTAACGCTATTGCCTGCTTGTTTATAAAGCTGACTATTACTATTCAATTCTTGTGCCTTGTCAAACGCCCAATCGGGAAAACCTTGTAATCTCCAACACTCACGGGGTGTAAGTTTTCTTATTGAGTAATCTGGCATTACTACAGCTTGTTCAATTACTCCTACTAAAGTATTAGCAATATTTTTACCTACTCTACCACGTCTTTTATTAGCTTTAGCGAATGCGAAATTAATACTATCTCCTACATCAGCTTCGCTATATCCTTTTTTCGTAGCTTCTCTTACTAATATTTTTGGCTCTTGACCTCCGCCCTGCATTGTGCAAATTGTAGTACATATCCCGTCAGTATCCAAAACTTGTTGAGTACTTCTAAATTTGTAATAAGGTAGTTTCCCAGCAATTTTTATGTCATTATTTACTAACACTTGTTTAGGCTCTTTATAGTCTGTAGCTGTCAAGGCTCCTACTATTCCGTTAGGATCATGAACAATACTTCTACTACCTTGTCTTGTTCCGTTAGGGTTTTTAGTGTTACCTAATATCTTTATTGTTGATTGATTATGAAATTCTGTATTTTCTCCTGTGATAGGAAAAACTCTTGAGGTACGTTCTCCTCTAAGATGTCCGACAATGAACACACGTTCTCTGTTTTGGGGAACTCCGAAATTTTTGCTGTTAAGCACTTGCCACTCGACATCATACCCCAAGTCATGTAAGATTTTAAGCATCCTCTCGAACGTTTTCCCTTTGTCGTGTGATAATAAGTTTCTGACGTTTTCAAGGAATATATAGCGTGGTTTGATTTGTTCGGTCGCTCTAGCAATTTCATAGAACAAAGTTCCTCTAGCGTCCTCAAATCCCAATTGCTTTCCTGCGATTGAGAAAGCTTGACAGGGGAATCCTCCGCATATAATATCGACTTTTCCTCTAAGTTTTCTAAATTCTTCATCTGTTACCTCTGTTATATCTTTAAAATCTATTTCTCCTTCTGTATTGTGTATTGCTTGATAACTTGCTCTAGCGTATTTATCTATTTCACTATATCCGATACATTTATGACCGGCTCGTTCCATTCCAAAACGAAAACCCCCTATACCAGCGAATAAGTCTAAAAAGTTCATTTACTTATCTCCAATCAGAATCAGTATTTTATACATCTTACCCGGCACAATTTTTATATCTAATATTTCTTCATTCTCTCCTAATGGATCAATATCAATGAACGCACCCCTTATATAATCTTCAATAAATCTTTTAACGCCTTCTTGTGTCGTTTCTAATTCTTCTATACGTTTAATTATCATTTTATTTCTCCTTTTATAGCTCGTACCCCTTAACTCCTAACACTTCACACAACTTTCTTAGCGTGCTATATCTTGAGTGTTCACAACCTAACTTTCGTAACTCACGTATTGTTTTAACGTGTAACCCTGTTTGTCGTGCTAGTTCAAGGTTAGTTATTTTCTTTTCTTCCATGATTTTATCTAGCTTTGTCAATGTTTTTCACTCTCTCAAAATGTTTATTAGCTAACCTGTCAATAAGTTTCTTCACGTCAATGTCAACTTCTTCAATAAGTTGTGGGTTAACATCTTTAAGTTGAAATAACTCTTGACCGTAATCACCCATTTTACTATCACTCATGGTCTCAAACACAGCTGTTATTACTTCTTCTATGCGTTTCTTACCGTACCCATACTTAGCTCGTAAAGTCCAAGCTAACATTAATGTAAATTCAGTTAACATTTCAGCTCGTGCTTCCATTCGTTGAACACGAATATCTTCTAGTGTGAATTGTCTTTTATCTTGATTGTGTCCGTTCTTTCCTAGTCCAAACACGTTTTTTTTAACTTTTCTTACCATTGTTCCACTTTTTCCCTTCTTGTTCCTTTTCTTGCAACACGTCCTACGTCAAGCGTATCAAGGCGTCAGCCTATTTTGTTCCTGTTCCACTTTTGATTTTCAAAACTTTTATATAAGAAAAATTATTCCTATATTCCCAATACAGGAATAATTTCACTCAAAAAATAAAGTTTTGTATATTTGCAAAAATATATGGAACACTTCTATATATATTATTACTATTATTTTCTTTTTTTTAAAAGAAAAAGAATATAATAATAATATAAGAGACTGTGATAAAATTAAAAAGTAAAATATATTTAAAATTTTGTTCCACTTTTTGTTCCATTTGTTGTATTTTGTTCCACTTTTTGTGGAACATTAGGTATTTTTTGCCACAAACGAGGTAGAATATTTGTTTTTATCGTTGGATTTTAACCTAATCTTTTTATATTCTAACTCTGGATATTTAATTAATATTGCTTCTTTGAGGCGTGAGCGTGGGAAAGACGGGGCGGACGAGTCGGTGTCGTCGACGTACGACAGGTATAACTCTCTCAAGTCTGCTAACGTCTTTCCTATTATGTCTTCAAATACATTTAACTCTGACACAAAGTTTTCTACAGGATCATTGTTGCTATGATATTGTTCAGTAAAGTCAGTAATAGTCTTACTGTCTGTAAATTGTTTATTTTGATACAACCTTTGATATGCTTCTACTAAAAGTTTTATCCAGTATTCCAACGCTTCTGTTGTAGTTAGTTTTGATATAAACTTAGGATCTTTAGTTTGCGGTTTGTACAACATCGGACACCATATAATACGACGTTTAATCGAGTTACCTTTCTCCCATGTTTTGATAATCTTATTCGTTGTAAATATTAGTGTTGGTGATATAATCGCCTTTTTTGGGTTACTGTATAATGGGCGAAACTCTATTGAGTCGGCTGATGTGATGTTTTTCAAACGTTTAGTCGTCTCGTCGTCCATTGCTTTTTTTGCTGAAACGTCATCACCTAAGTTAGCGAGCTTTCCAACGGCTGACGTTATCTTCCTATCATCTTTAAGGTCGAATAAATCTAAACTACTACAGTTGTCATCATCTAGTATTTTACGAATGATTGTAAGCAGTGTACCTTTACCATTTCCACCGTCACCATAGAATAACCAGAATTTACTCAAATGACGTTTAAGTTCAACATCTAATATGAAACTAGACGCTATAGCTTCTAACACATGTTTAATGTAATTCTCCTCGTTGTTACAAAGGTTATGTAGGTATTCATCTACAACGTTAACAACAGGTGCGTTAGAGTTATAATTTACGTTGATACGATACGGTGTAAATTCATCTGTTACTATCTCGATAAACTCTCCGTTCTTGAGAATACCGTTCTTGAATTGAATGAACATGTCATCTTGATGTATCGTCCTAGTCTTCATCATTATTAGTTTTTTAACATTCTCTATATAAGTAGCTGATTTATTCCCTAACACATAGTTTGATAAGATGTAGTTAAACTCGTCGATATCATTTGAATAGTTCTCACCGTTTTTGAAAAACAATGTAGCTTGATATTTAACGCATTTATATTTATTAATAATATTAATAGCGTCTACTTGCTGTTGTTCGTCATTGCTTATTCTCTCGTCTGAACTATCATTTTTAAGGATGTTCTCAACTTCTTTTAAAGGTAGAGCTGTAGGGAATACGTGTTCTGAAATAAATCGGATAATCTCTTCTTTATTCTCAACAGTACTTTTTAAAAGTTTTTTCCAATGTTTAAACAAGGCGTTGTTTCTTCCGTCACCTTCGTCAAGCTCCGATAGATTGTCGTAACTTTTAATGTTAAACATCTCGGGAAAATTCATTTTGATATCTTCATTCTCGACCTTACGAGCAATACCGTTACGTTTAACTGTGATGTACTTATTTGTTTTATTCTTTAATTCAATAGGTATTCCTAACGCACATATTCCCGTTTTCTTACCTAGTTTAGAATTGACTTTGTTGAAATATAAGTGAACTCCTCTATCAGTCCAAACTGTTTTAGTCGTTATACCAAAGAAATCAATCAGTGTTCTACAAAACTCATGAGAGAAATTGTCAATGTCGACTATTACTTCGTTGCCTTCTATTACATGACCTGCGTCTTCAAAACTGTCTAAAAAGTCTGAATACTCGGGGTTTCTAGTTGGAAATTTCATTCCTTTTACAAATTCTACATACATCACATCACCTCCAATACTTGACCTAAATCATTTAATTTAGAATTAATTAATCTTAAATAAAATGATAAGTCTATTTCGTTACTATTTAAATTTTTAATATCGTCGTTAAACACTAACATATCGTCTGGAACGTCTGGAAAATTCGCAAGTGCTATTGATCCGTCTTCACGCTCTTTAGCTTTGTATAGTTTAGTACGTTTAATATTGTTTTTCTTACAAGCGAATATACGATTGACCTTATTTAACATTAAGTTCTGATGTTCGTCTACTGTTCCTAAGTATGTACCGCCACATTTAAGAATAATTTGAAACAACTCTTTGTCTTCTTTATGTTTAAGCACGGTGTTCAACGGTTTAATATCGTTTGTAAGATACTCAACAATAGCTTTGTCAACAATAGCATTTGAATAGTTCTTGTAGTTATGTTGTGGCGACTTCTTATATTTGCTAAATGCTCCACCTTTAACCTTGACTTTTCCACTATCAGTAACGGCAATATAGTTGTTAACGTCTTTTTGAATCCACTTAGCGAACGAGTCTTCCTCAAGTGTGATGTTATATTTTGTTTCAATCTCTTTCCACACTTTTTTATAATCGTCATTGTCTGTTGTAAATGCTACACCGTCGGTGTTAATATTTATTAACTTACAACCGACTTTATACAACTCTTTTGACAAGTCATACAACATTGACTGTCCGTAGAAACAGACGCTGTAAGCTGCTACAGGGTTGTTAATAGGTGAGTATTTACTATTTAACACACCATACGTACTGTTTAAGATAAGTTTCAAACTATCAGACAATGGTTTGTCAGTATGTTTAACAGCTAGTCTATCTAGTTTCATTTGAATATAATCATCTGTATATACTCCTAACAGACGTAAGTTACCGATTATAGTAGGATATAAACTCGCAACGTCTAATAGTTTCACATCTTTAACGACTATTATGTTATCTTTGTTTTCAAGTGGCACTCCGTGAAGTCCTCCATATCCAAAGTCGATACTACAGTCAAGATCCTTAACCTTTATGTTCTTATGTTCCCCACTTATGAACGCTTCGTTATTTTTGTTAGTATTGATAAATAAATTATCTTTAAAATGTAACCATGCTTTTTTTACTTCGGGTGGCACTATATCATATACTTCACTTCCTACCAATTCAGTATGTCCGAAATTCTTTTGTCTGAATAAATTTCCTACAAGTGTAGTGGTGTTATATCTGAGAAACTTACCAAAATCATTTTCATTTTTTATAACTCTCTTAACTAAGTTTATTTTAGGAACGAAATAAGTGTGAATCCTGTCTCTATATATATCTATCGTCTGGTCAACGTCGTAATTACAGTAATAAACCGTCTTTTCTAGTTCATCTTGTGTTAATGGTCTGTCAATGTTAAATGACACGCTACTTTCTTCAATAGACACGCCCTTATTCGCTTCAATCATTTTTAACGAAGGACGGTTTATGTCTATTTGTTGGAACACGTCAAGACTTACAAATTCATTTCTAAAACGAGTAGTAAACTTATTTCCTATTATTAAGTCGTTGACTTGTTTAACTCTCGATATAATGTAATTTATATCCTTGTCTAACATTGTCAGAAACTCTTGAATTATTCTATCGTCATAATAATAGTTGTTATACCCGACTAACACTTGTGAACTTACAATGTCTTTCAAATAGACAATATACTTACCGTCAACTTGTTTTACTTCTATTCCTAATTCATCACATAAGAATGGGTTGAAGTTTTCTGTAGCTACTTCATTATGAAATGTAGCTATATCATTCTTGTTGATGTCTTTGAACACTAAGAGAAAATCATATTTAAAAACTTCTATATCGTATATTACAACTTTCTCTAAATTCATTTTCATACTCCTATATCTCTTCTAGTAATGTAACTTCTCCATAGTAGAATTTACCGAACGCACATTTAACATTCACTATTATCTTAGATCCTACTAATTCGTCTTTATCTTCTAAAGGCATACCGAACTTATCAGCAAACTTGTCTAATTGTTTTTTGCGTTTTTGTGGGTTGACAAACCATTCTTTCAAGTCTTCGCTATAATCGGCATAAGTCATTTTAGATTGGTAAGGCTCACCTTTCCATTTGTATTTAATTAGAATAGCAGTTCCGTTATCTTCTATTTCGTCAATAGTAGTTTGAAATGATTTCCCTTTATGTTCGTCAGTAAATTTATTAGTGAATTTCACTTCCCAAAGTGAGTTAAAGTTTTCATAAACATAAACGTCGAAGTTGTTTCCTAATGCGTCTTCTAATTCGTCAAACGGAAATCCTACATATTCTAAACAAAGCTTTTCTACTTTATCGGCTTTTTCTGGACTCGGTATCCATTTTTTAGTATTTTTATCAAATTCACGTTTGTTGAAGTTAACGTCGTATATTAACTTACTGTCTAAGTCAGCAAGTTTTAACGTTGCTTGATAATCTTCTTCTCTTTCTACAGCTAGTAATCGTAATTGTTCAATTTTGTTTGTCATAATTAATTGTTCTCCTTAAATGTAATGTTATATTTTTTTAGATATGTGACCACTCGTTTATAGTCAGTTTCGTTTGTAAGTTCGATTATAAATTTATCTTTTTTAATCTCTTGACGTACTTCTTTTTTAATTTCTTCTCTAATGGCTTTATTTTGCTCGTGAGACTGTTTGGCAAGTGTTAAGGCATTGTTTAACCTACCGAACTCAACAGAGCGTTTATACTCGTTTAAAACATCTGTATTGTCTGTTAGAGTTTGTAACATTTCAAATTCATTTGTTGTTCGTTCTATAAACTCAATGATTGCTACTTTATATTTATTAAGCGTCACACTTAATTTAATAGGGTTGTATCTCAAGAATGTTTCAAAGTTGAACAATTTAAAATCATAACTTTCACAATATCCGTTAAATTGTTCTAACACTTCTTTTTCCAACTCTTCTTTACGCTGTTCGTCAATTCTTTTTGTCTGATCCCTAACTAACGTGTCGGCTTCTGAAATCTTTTCAATAAGATACTCTACTTGTTCGTTAAGCGTGTCAAGTTGAGTTAACACAACGTCTTTAGCTTGTTTTTTCAGTATCTTAAGTGACGCTACTTTTTTATTTAAGTCAGCAACGTATTTTTTGTTAGCTGCTAGTGTCTCTTCGGTTACAACCGTTGTTTTTGAAGTTTCAAGAAAAGTTTCAACTTTTTCTTCTAACGACTTCATATATTCCTCGTCAATTTTGAAATTCTGTAGAAATGGTTGAATATCTACTGATGATTTAATAGGTATTAATTCATTTGTCATATTATCCTCCTAATAAAATCTACTGCTTTTGTGTAGTTCTATATATTTACTGTTAGTATCTCGTCTATTGAGTAAGTAAAAATCGTAACTATCTTGTTTGCTTAAGTGTCGTCTTGCGTTTTTTATTACGTCATATCCGTATTTACTCTTGTCAACAGCTTTGATTTTGTATTTGTCATAATTTGCTTCTATAAAGAAATAGTCATAAACCCCGTTACCTAAATTACATTCGTAACTATGTTCTAATGTGTTAGTGTCGGTCGCATAAATTCCGTACTCGTCGTCATATTGAAATACTATTCCTTGTGTAGGTACGTTATGTACACAGTCAAAAGGTTGGAATGTAAAAGTTGCGTCTTTTACTTTGACTGAATACTGGACATTACTTCTCACAGGAATTAAGTCATCATCTTTCAAATATTCTTTTAACGCTTTACTGCACATTATTTTAATGTTAGGGTGGTATTTCCTAATCTGTTTAAGCGTGGGTTTCTTAACGTGGTCAATGTGTTGGTGTGTAATGAATATTACGTCTATTTTATGTAGATACTTTTCAATCTTTTTATAACTTAACCCTATATCAACCATTACTCGACCTATCACAACACAGTTGCCGTCAGATCCGCTATTGATTATTTCATATTCCAATTAGTCAGTTCATCTCCTCTCTTTTTAGCTCTTCCCATTCATAAACTTTATTGTCGAGAATATCAACGACTTCTTTAATTCGTTTCTTTTCTTCTCTATTAAAGTCTAGTGAGTCTTTTATTTCGTCAAGTCTATTTGACAATTCTCTCAGCTCTGTTAGTTTCTCAGATAGTTTAGTCTTCATATATCGCACGCCCTAACAGATTAATTACGTTCTTTGCGTCTTCCTCGTCGATTTTTAAATTATCAGTTCCAACTCTGATGGGAACTATTTTTTTATCTTTTAAAAAATCTATTTCTTGGTTAGAAAGTAATTCATTTAACTTGTCGAACGTAGCTACACTTTCTTTTATTCGTGGATCACTAGCCTTTTTACCGTCTAAGTGGTTTAACCAAAACTCACAGTATCTTATTGTCTTTTCTATATCCGTGTTAGGTGTATCGTGCTTTTTGTTAGCTCGATATGAGTATTTCAAGATATTTCCTTGACAATAACTTCCGAAGTCGTCTACGCCGTTTTGAATCAAGTCTATAAACTCAATACCGTTAGTTGTATAATGTGCTGGGTTTATTTTATCTTTCATTTATTGTTCCTCCTTATTTATCTTTTACAAATGTACCGTCAATCATCTTACCGCTTCTTTTTGAGATAGTAGTGTAAGCTGTGTTTATGCAATCAACGAGTTTCAAATTATAGTCGTTAGCAATGTGATTTAGAAAATCTACATATTTGAATATGAATAAATCGGCTGTTTTTGTCATCTCAGCTGTATAAAGTTTATAAAGCGTTGTGTCTAACTCTTTTAACTCGTCAATGTAGAAATCGACATCACATTCAAACGGAAATTTCTCGTTTCTAGTTTTAATCATTTTAAATAACAGATAAGCGTTTTTAAATCTCATGTGTGTTGAGATTACTAACGTCACGTATATATCTCCGATTGCGTCTTCTATCTCGTGTATAGCGTCTTTATCACCGTTCTCATAACTCTCAATCGCTCGTTGAAGTTCTGTACATTCTTCAGTAGATTTAAGCAGTTGTTTTCTCAATCTACCATGCGTTAATATCCCTCTTTCCTCAGCCCACTCAATAATGGGTGTGAAGTAATCATAATGTTGTTTCATCTTTAACTCCTATTCGAAATATTTTTTAGTGAACTCTTTATCGAATAAGCATTGAATCATTGCTATTAATCCTGTTGCTATTCCTCCGACTAGTTGCCAGTCAATACTTGTTAATGTTAAGAAACAAATACTTACAACTGCGATAGTCCAGTATATATAATGTAATTTATCTTTCTTGATTTTTAATTTCATTGCCAAACTCCTTTAAATAGTTCTACTTCTTTTATTAAATTTGTATCTTGAAAATAATCTCTCCACGATAGGTAATGTACGAAAGCTTTTATCTCTATCCCTTTACATTCACTTAAATAACTTTCTCTTGGATAATATCCCGCTTCCCACAGTTTTATAAACTCATCTTTATATTTGTTAAATTTAGTTGTTCCTATGTTGGGAAATATTTTCGCCGCTCGTTCTGGGTTTAACCAAATCGTCTCTAACATTTAACCCCTCCTATTTGATCCCTAAAAAAGCGTTAATTTTGTGAATGACATTTTGCGAGCCTTTCCCGTAATTTAGTAAATCCGAGATTACCGGCTTTGAAACTCCTATGCCATACGCTAGTTTAGTTCTCGTTAAATTCTTGCGTGCTAATTCGACACGCACTTTACAAATCCATTCTTGTAACTCTGGTGTCATTGCTTAACTCCTTTCATAAAAATTATTAGAAAGTAAGTTAACAAATTTAGTTAATTTTATTGACATTTTTTATCATATTTGATAACATATAGGTATGTTAAAGAGCCTAACGAATAATTATTAAATTCACTTTGGCGAGCGTTACTTAATTAATTAGTTCTGTTAGCTTGTTAACAAATTTATTAACTTACAGTAATTATTTTAGCATATGTGTTAAATACTGTCAATAGATTTTATCATATTTGTTAAAGAAATTTTTGTAAGGCTTAGAAAGGTTGTTATACCAATGCTTTATGAAAGGGTTAAATATTTAGCTGATAAGAGGAAAGTATCATTTAATCAAATCGAAGAGGCTGTCGGTTTTCCGAAAAACACATTATATCGTTGGAAATCTATTAAACCGTCTATCGACAAAATAACACTAGTAGCTGATTATTTCAACGTAACTACTGATTATTTATTAGGTAGAGAAAACAAAGATTACGGTACAATGTTTAGAATGAATACTGACGGGTTTTCTGAAGAAGATACGAAAGAAATGTTAGAAGAATTAGAACGTTATCAAAATATGTATAGATTAATGATCCTCGAACGCAAGAAACAAAGGGGTGAATAG